GAGTATGTTTATGTATTAGTTAATAAATCTGTGCCAGGTATGGTTAAAATTGGCATGACTACATCTACACCAGATGAACGTGCTCGCCAAATATCATCAGCTACTGGTGTTCCTACACCGTGGATTTCCGTATTTTCATTTAAATGTTATCGTTCTGATTTACTTGAAGCTGAAGTACATGAATACTTTGCTGTTCACCGTGTTAATACACATCGTGAAATGTTTGCTATTGACTCATATACTGCTCAAAAAGCAATAGAGATATTTGGGCAAAGATATTCTAGTATATTACATGCCGATAGTTTATTATTTAATAGTAAAAAATAGGTTATGAAAAAATATTCCATCTTCGACAAAATTGCTGTAATTTTAGCTTGGGTGTTAGTTCAAACGGTTATTGGTATTGCTGCTACCCATTTGATGAGATTATGCACAAATGATTTGTCTTTTATTTCTGTTTGTATTATCCAATTTGTTGCTTGTTATTATTGGTCTGATAAAATGGTTGGTGAAGTAAGGAAGGTGTTTAATTTTTAAGTAACGGCTTGTTGTTTTTATGCATATTTATTATTAACAATGAGCGATTATAAAATTAAACTTGAAGATAAAGCTGCCTTTTTAAACCGCTTGGAAAAACAAGGTGTTGCTGTTGATAGCTTTGATATTAAAGATAATAAATTAAAAGGCTATTTTGAGTTTACTGTAAATGATCCTCAAGCAAATGAAATTATAAAAACAATTTTAAAACAATCACCAAAAATCAATAAAATAAGTGAAATGAAAAATAAACTCACTAAAAGCCAATTAACTGAAATTATTCGTGAAGAATTAGAAGCTGCTAAACAACAATCATTAAATGAAGATGCTATGTCTGTATTACAAAGTGTAGCAGACCCGGCTGTTTGGAAATTTATAGCAGGATTAGGCCTCCCAGCATCTGTATTAGCTATAGTTGCTAATGCTGCTAAAAAAGAAAAAAAGGCTGGTGGAAAACCAACAATGGGTAAATTATCAGGAGCTGCTCCTATCCCTAGTGAAGAAAACTAATTGTATTATTAATAATTGATGTAAAGGTAACCTCAAAAAGGTTGCCTTTCTTATTTGGAGGTGCAAAATTCTTTTCGTATTTTTTACCTACAAACGTTTGGAAAATGTTTGAAAATTAGAAGGAAGAAAGGAAGAATGAGGGAGCATAAAGGTTCATATATTTATATATACAAACATATATTATGAGATACAAAAACAACGTATTAGATAAATTAAATCAAACTGATAATTTAGTTAATCGCCTTGCTGTTCAAGTAAATAGGAATATTTCTCAAAACGAAATTCTTGAAACTCTTACTCTTTTAAAAGAACAGATTGAACAAACTAGAGAAATGGTTTCTATTGAGCATGATGATTTTGAAAAACAATTTTCACAAAGATAATTTATGACAATAGTGTTATGGATAGTAGGTATTCATCTATTTGAACTATTACTGATAGGTGGATACTTACTTATTAAAAAAAATAATGCTCTTGAAAAAGTTATTGCTGATCAACAACAATATATTGATGCTGTAAGTATTATTATTGAAAATTCTAGTAATACTATTCAAGAACTTGATTCTCGTGGAGCCTTCGAAGCTGATGATGAGGTTGGTACTTTTTTTAGAAATTTAAAAGAAATACAAAACGTCTTAAATCAGTTTAACACTCGCAAAAACTAGTTTGGTTTCGGTATTTTCTGTTCATATATTCTTTATATTAAACACTAAATACAATGGAATATTACTACGAAGACGATCTAGATGTATATTTAGATAGTGAGTTAGGTAAAATACAACTAAATAAAAGAGGACAACCCCGCCGTCGCAAACCAAAAGAACCCCGCGTTTATTTCACTCAGGAAACAGAAGACGCTATTATTCGTTATTTAGCTTCTGATGATCAGAATTTTAGAAACAAAATTTATAGGGAAGAAATTGAATATGCTTTTTATAAATTAGCAGAAAACATCATTCATACCTTTAAATTCTATTATACAGATTCAGATACAATAGAAGACTTAAAACACGAAGTAGTTACATTTCTTCTTGAAAAACTCCATTTATATAATCAAGATAAGGGTAAAGCATACTCATATTTTGGCACTATTGCTAAACGTTATCTTATAATATATAACGAAAAAAATTATAAGAAATTGCAAACACAAACCGAAATTGAAGAAATAGATGAAGATAGAAATATATTATACGAAACTATCCGTGAATCTGAGGAACAAGTGGATCCTAATATCTTTATAGATCAATATGTAAAATATATTGATACTCATTTATCTACATTATTTCCTAAAAAACAGGACGCTAAAACGGCAGATGCTATTATTGAATTATTTCGTAAACGTGAATCGTTAGAAATATTCAATAAAAAAGCATTATACATTTATATTCGTGAAATGACTGATGTATCCACCCCTCAGATTACTAAAATTACCAAAAAATTAGATAAATTACGTACTAAATTATATAATGAATATTATATACATGGGTATATTCTTGGAATTTAGCGTATTTATTGTTAATAAATAAATATTTATGGCTAATTTTGACGATATAAAATTATTTGGTGATACATCATTATCAGATATTTTTAGACAAGCCCATAAACGCACTAAAGATACTGATAAACAAATTAATGAATTTATCGATGCTCTTAAACCTTTAGCATCATCTAATGCCGGCTCTGCTGTAATGCTTATGCCTACTGTTAAAGATTTAATTGATGTTAATGTAAAAAACAATGAGCAATTAATTAAGATGGCAGGAATAGCACAACGTGCCGCAACTGCTACATCATCTAATAACGCTGATTCGTTTTTTAATCCAGATGAAATACAACAATTATTAGAAGAACAGCGTGCTGTACAAATTGAAGGGCAAAAACTACTAGAACAAACTGAGATTATCCAACATCAAATTGAAAATAAATGAGGATAAGAGAAAATCTAGGTACAATAGTTGCGGCTACTTCACCAAATCGCCTCCCTTCAACCCCATCTATTATTTCTCAGATAGGAAAAGTATATGGTGTTATAACCACAGAAAATACTCCTACTAAAGAATTGTTTGAAAAATATGGAGGATGGAGTGGGATAGGTACTGTATTTTATCTAGATTATGAGCAGTCTAAAAATTTAGTAGTTACTGATTTATCTATATGTGAGACTGCTACACCTTTCCATGCTAGTACTCAAAATTACCCTTTGGTAGGAGAATTAATATATTTAGTAGACGCTCCTTCTCCTATTAGCCAAGAAAGCAATAATAATAATCCAACCAAATATTATACAGGAACTGTTAATTTATGGAATAACAATCAACAAAATGCTCCTGGAGAAGGTAGTTTGGGAAAAACATTTAATGAAAATGCTGATATAAGAAAATTAATATCATTTGAGGGAGATAGAATATATCAAGGAAGAAAAGGTAATGGTATTAGATTTGGACAAACAGTTAAATCAAAAGCCGATACAAATGAATGGAGTAGTATAGGAAATGATGGTGATCCTATTACTATTTTAGTTAATGGGTATGTAACAACAGATAAAACTTCTTTAAAACCTAACGTTGAAGAGATAAATAAAGAATTATCTTCTATCTACCTCACATCAACACAAAAACTTCCCCTCCAACCGGGAGCCTTAATTAGGAATCCTGTTTTTTCTTCTATTAGTTTAAATGACTATATCAATCCTCAAATAATATTAAATAGTGATAGAATCGTTTTAAATACTAAAAAGGACGATATAATATTAAATTCTAGTGGGTTTATCGAATTAAGTACAGATAGTATTATCAATTTAAATAGCACAGGGTGGATTCATTTAAATATAGAATCAGCAAATAAAGATTCTAAAATATTACTAGGAACCAAAACAAACAACACATTCCCCGATAACCCAATACTATTAGGAGAAGAAACCCATGAAATATTATCTGATATGTTGATTATGTTAAAAAATCTTGCTTTTTATTTAGCATCAACTATATCAGTAACAGAAGGAGCAGCAATACCTTCTGTCAATGATGCTGGTGAACAACTATTTAATGATGTACTTAGATTACAATCTAAATTAGAAAAAGAAAATCATTTATCTAAAAAAGTATTTACAGTATAATGGCAGAGACAACAATAGCAAATATTAAACCACCAACTCCTCCCTCTACGGGAGATGTATCTAGTTTAGTACCTACTAACACAGTAAATACTTTATCTAAATCTGCTCTTCCTCAAACATTTGGAGACCAAATACCAAAACTAGCAGCACAACAGATATTAATAGCTGCTACTAAAAGCAAATTAGCTAATTTATATAAAGAAAAAGCAGCATTAATTTTAGAAGATAAACAATTAGACATACAATATCAGGCTACTCTATCTAAACTTGAAAAGGCTAAAACCCCTAAAAAACAAATTCAAAATGGTCAAACAGTAGAAATTCCTGCTGAAATAACTGAGGAAGAATATCAAGCTGCTCTCATAGTAGAGAAAGGGACCGAAGCTTATCTACGAGAAGGAGGTATTCCCCCCGGCACCTTATCTAATGGGCAACAAGTTAAAGGAAATTATCCTACTGCTAAAGAAAACCTACAAAAACGAAAAAACGATAATCAAAAACAGATAGATGATATTTTAAAAGACCCATTTAAGTCTCAAAAAGATAAAGCTAAAAAACGTAAAACAAAATTAAAAGAAAGAATAAAAAAAACAAAAGCAGAAAAAAAAGAAGCTAAAAGTAAAAAAAACAAAAGTGTTTTAAGTGGTGCTAGAGCAGCAAAATCTTTAGTTCCTGTTATTACCTTACTTCTTGTAAATAAAATAGCAGCTGTCATAGCACAAAATGATAAAATAGGTCAATTAGTGGATAGTACTAATGCTATAATAGAAGAAGCTAATCTTTCTAATGACCCTGTTAAATTACAAAATGCTAAATTAGCTAGAGATAATGCTGTTAGAATAATAACAGATAATGAAAATAAAATAAGAAAGATAAACAATGATATCCAAAGAATATCAATATATATTTCAATAGCTAATGTAATAGTTAACATAATTGGGCCTATCATATTAGGTCTTCCTACTCCCGCTCCTGCTCCTGATGCTGTTACTCCTGCTAAAGAAATATTTAGAAGAAAAATATATGAGCCCACAGTTAAAATATTAAGTGGATTAAGTACCTATTTACCCATAATATTATTGAGTTTAGAAAAAGCTATTCAAATCCTAAATGATTACAAATCTCAGCTATTAAACATAAATGGTGAAATAGATAACGCAGCTACATCATCTGATCTATTTTTAACAGATCCAACAGGAACATTTGGTGAATATAAAGGATTTAAATTTGCTATTAAAGAAGAAGACAATCCTAAGTTCGTTGTCAGAGGTTATAAACGCAGATATGCTGTTGCTCTTAATAAAAGAAATATAGAAACATTAAGAAGTGAATATTCATTTACATTAGATCCTAACGATTTAATAGATCAATTAAAGTTAATAATAGACCAACGAAATCTTCAAGCTTAAAATATTTATATTTATGAACACTAAATTATTTAAAAAATTAATTAAAGAGGCAGTAGTTGAAGCTATTTATGAAGAACTACCTGACATCATTAATGAGGCTTTAACTAAACAAAACAAACAAGCATTGCGCGAAAATAAAACAGTAAATTTTACCAGTGCTGACATAGCTCCATTACCTGGGGATATACGTAGCTCATTAATGGCTAAAATGGGAACTGAATTTGGTTTTCAACAACCTCAACGTAGCGATTTAAAAGTAATAGAGGCTGTTGACCCATCCACTGGTGAAAAAGTTAATCCATACCTAGCTTTCATTAATGATGCTGCCAGCAATATGACTGCACAAGATAGATCAGGATTAAGAAATTTAGATTAATATGCCTATACCTCAAACACTTCGTGTTAATCCTTTAGACCTGCAAAAAAACATTGCTATTGGGATATCTTTACCTTATAATGGAGCAGCAGGTCCTTTTAATAGCACATACAGTACTAAAAATCAAATTAAATCTAATTTAATTAATTTACTACTAACTGCTCCTGGCGAGAGAATAATGAACCCTGAGTTTGGATGTCGTTTAAGAGAAGTATTATTTGAAGGTATAGATGATAATATAAATGAACTAATTACAAACAACATAAACACTAGTATATTTAGCTATATCCCTGAGATAGAAGATACAGATATAAGAATAGAAACATCCCCTGATGAAAATTTAGTAACTGTAACTGTTAGATATAGATTAACACTGTCTCAAGAAACAGACCAAATAACATTACAATTTACATAAAATGGCTAACAATGTATCATATTTAAATAAAACTTTTGGTGAGTTTAAGAACAACCTAATAAACTACGCTAAAACTTATTTTCCCAATGTTTATAATAATTTCTCCGATACTAACCCCGGAGGATTATTCATAGATATGGCTGCTTATATAGGTGATGTTACTTCATTTTATTTAGATACTCAAACACAAGAAAATTTCCTGTTATATGCCAAAGAAAGAGAAAATTTATTTGCTTTATCATACATGTTAGGTTATCGCCCTAGAGTATCATATGCTGCTAATACTACAGCCGACATATTCCAATTAATACCTACTATAAATTCTGGGGGGAATTTAGTACCTGATTATAGTTATGCTCTTGTTATTCCTGAAAATACAACTATTACTTCAAATACAAACAGTACACAATTTATAACAACCGATGTAGTAGATTTTAGCAACACAGACAATACTGAAATATCGTTTGTAGATGAAAATTATTTTCTTCTTAAAAAACAGGTAAATGTTATTTCCGCTACCATAAGAACATCTACATTACCTTTTTCAGCACCTCAGAAATTTTCTATTGCCACCATTACAGATACAAATATATTACAAATATTAGATGCAACTGACGGTCAAGGAAACAAATGGTATGAAGTACCATACTTAGCTCAATCTACTATATTTGATAAAGCAGTTAATCCTAATTTTAACAGTGATGGAGTACCATACTTAGTACAACTAAAACGAGTTCCTCGTCGATTTGTATCTAGATTTTTGTCTGATGGAGTGTTGCAGCTTGAATTTGGGGCAGGTTTATCTAATATATCTGATGATACAATATTACCTAACCCAGATAATATTGAACTTGGATTAGTACCTGGTATATCAAGTTTATATAATAATTTTAATAAGGCATCTGTATTTTATACTCAAGAATATGGATTAGCTCCAACAAGCAACATAACCGTTAGATATCTTGTTGGTGGTGGTGTAGAGGCAAATGTGCCTGCTAATTCTTTAACTGCTATTGATCAAACAACAGCATATTTTAAAAGTTCTACTACCAACCCCGCTTTAGAAACATTCATTATACAAAGTTTAGCATCTACTAATCCTATAGTAGCTTCTGGAGGAAGAGGAGGAGACCAAATTGAAGAAATACGCAATAGTGCATTATATGCTTATCAGTCACAACTACGTGCTGTAACAAGAGAAGATTATATGGTAAGAGCATTATCTCTTCCATCAGAATACGGTAGCATAGCCAAAGTATTTGTTACTCAGGATGTATCTAGAGAACAATTACCCACTCCAACCGTGGCAACTACTGAAGGGCGTAATCCATTATCACTAGATATGTATGTACTAGGTTATAATATTGATAAAAAATTAACATCTACTTCTACTACTTTAAAACAAAATTTAGCAGCTTATTTGAATGAATTTAGAATGATAACTGATGCTATTAATATCAAGGATGCATTTTACATTAATATAGGAGTTAATTTTGATATTGTAGTAGCTAGTGGTTTTAACAACAACGATGTCATAACTAATTGTATTAATGCATTAAAAAACCATTTCAATATTGAAAGGTGGAACATCAATCAACCTATTATCCTATCCGATGTTACTGCTCTATTATTAAGAATAAATGGAGTACAAACCGTAACTAAAGTTGAAATAATAAATAAGCAAGGAGGAAACTATTCTCCTTACGCTTACGACCTATCAGGAGCCACAAGACAAGGCAATATTTATCCATCATTAGATCCAAGCATATTTGAAGTAAGATTCCCTGATATTGATCTTCAAGGAAGAGTTGTACCGTTTGTAATATAAATTAATTTAAAATGGCCATATATAAAATATTTCCTGAAAAAAGTGCTACATTATACTCCTACTATCCCTCCTTAAATACTGGGTTAGATGAAATATTGGAACTTAGTACTTTTGAATCTATTGTTAGTACAAACGAAGTATCTCGTCCAATAATTAAGTTCCCAACAAATGAAATAAATGATATAATAGATAATAAAGTAGGGACATCTAGCTTTGACTGCTATCTTAAATTATATTTAGCTAATGCCTCAGAATTACCTTTAAATTATACTATATTCTCTCATCCATTAGCAGCAGATTGGAATGTAGGTACAGGTCGATTAGCTAATTTACCTGCAACTACAAACGGTGTTAGCTGGGAATATAAAAATGAAGAAGGAGGGAACATATGGTTTTCTGGGTTTCCTACAGGTACTACAGGTTCATATGACCCAACCGGAAATGTGGGTGGTGGATTGTGGTGGACAGGTTCAAATTATGTTTCTACTCAATCTTTTGACCAAAAATCATCTAAAGATATTGAATTAAAAGTAACAAATACTATTAATGCTTGGAATAGTGGTTCTTTATCTAACTATGGATTTATTTTAAAACACAGCAATTCAATAGAATTTACAACAGCATCTAAATTTGAAACAAAATATTTTTCAGGAAATACACACACTATTTACCCTCCTTGTTTAGAAATTAGATGGGATGATTCAACATATAATACTGGTTCTCAAGCAGTAATAGACTCTGATTTATATGTTACCAGCATAGGTAATAATAAAAAAGAATATCAACAAGACTCAGTACATCGTTTTAGAGTTAAGGTTAGAGCAAAATACCCACCCAGAACGTTTGCTTTATCTTCATTTACATATACTTTAGTAAATTATGCTCTTCCCGTTACTTCATATTGGTCAATAAAAGATTTGGATACTGAAGAAATTGTCGTAGATTACGATACTACTTATACTAAAATAAGTTGTGATTCAAGCGGCAATTATTTTGATTTATATATGAATGGCCTACAACCAGAAAGATATTATAAATTATTGTTTAAATCTATATTACCAAATGGAGAAACAATAGTATTTGATGAACACTATCATTTCAAAGTTACAAGATAATGGCAGAACAACAAATACCTATAGAAAAGCAGGTCTTTGATAAAGACCAATTTGGAAGAGTAATAGATACTACTTTTAAACAGCTTATCAATCAACAGCAAGGAGAAGAAACACCTGAATTTACACTTGAAGATTTCTTTGAATTATATGAAAGTTTATTCTATCAGATACCAAAAGAAGGAGATACAGACTCACATAGATATATGTTAGAGAGATCAGCTGAATATTTAGGGGTAATAGTAAGTCAAGATGATATTCAAGCATTACTTGACGAAATTACATCATTAAGACAACAGGTATTAGATTTACAAACAGCAATGAGCGACTTAAATAATATAAGACCCAGTAGATAATGGCAAGTAATATTAAAATAGTAGGTAATATATTAAATACTTCTACAGTTACACGATATTCTGAAGAAGATATAAATTTAATTTCATCCAAGAGAAAACAAGAGCTATTTGGAGGAAAAAATGATTATATTGAATATTTCGTGTACGATATTGGAGGGAATTTATTAAACATTAATTATAATTATTTAGATTATAAATTACCTTCATCTTCATTTCTTAACCCTACATCACCGTCTGCTCCTAACACTACAGGACAAATACAAACAACGGATGTAGGAATTGAATCTACTTTAGCCTCATCTACTAGTTCATTGTATCCTATTGTTGAGATAGACCCAATACAAGACTTACAAGATCTAGGATATTCATCAGGTGAATTTAATGTTAGATATAATTTCTTTGAAACAAAAATATCAACCCCCATTGAGGGAGGATTATTTGTTAAGGAAATATCCCGTGATAGAACTGAAATTAGATTAGGTTCTATTACTTTAACTAATGAACAGATAGAAAGTGGATCATTAGCCTTAATAGACAAAATAAATAATACAGAGGATTATTATGTAGATTATTTATTAAATTTTGGTGACAATCAACAATACATTGCAGTAAATGTAGCATTAAATAAAGATCCTGAAGGATACGAAATACTGTTCAAACTATATCAGCCACTCCCATTAGAAATACAGGAAAAACAAACATTGTGGGTTATTGAAGAAAAAGTTGTTCCTTATACTTTTGATATTAATCTTGATAGGTTAATTACCCCTCCTCCTCCTCCATCATTAAGAGGACCTAATTTTGATATTGATATTGAAGGACAAGGTACTGTATCAACAGCATATTCTAGTTATTCTAGTTTAATATCTAATTTACAATCACTACAAAATTCTTCATATAATAAAATACAAAGCTTATTATCAACACAAAGTATTGATATAAATGTAGATTACACTAATTTTAATAATTTTATCTTTTTTGGATCCGCTTACCAGCGTGTTAGTAATTTCTATAATAAAGTAAAGGAAATAGAAGACTACCAAAACTTCATTTCAGCTTATACACCATTTGTTTCTACTACAGCCAGCCTACAAACAACCATAAATCAATACTCATCCAGTATAAACAATATTATTACTCAATTCGATGGATATGAGTACTATCTATACTTTGAATCTAGTTCTTACGCTTGGCCTAAATCAGGATCTTTTAAACCATTTAGTTTACTTTCAACAGGATCATCTATTGTAACAGATTGGTATAGTGAACTAACAGGATCAGCTTTAAATTATGATGAGGTAAATTATGATAATTTAATATATGCTGTTCCTAATTTTATAAAAGATGATGAAAATAATCAACCATTTTTGTTGTTTTTAAACATGGTTGGTCATTATTTTGATAATATTTGGATATACATAAAAGCAATTACTGATATTAATTTAGCTAACAATAATTTAGACTATGGGATATCTAGAGATTTAGTATATCAACAGCTTAAATCATTAGGTATTAAACTATATAATAGTCAAGCTGGTGATAGTGTAGATAATTATTTAATAGGGTCTAATACAGGAAGTGTATTATGGAATAATGATTTTAGCTTTACCAGTAGTTATTTAAACAATATTCCTCGTAAAGATCTAGTAGCAGAATTATACAAACGTATCTACCATAATTTACCATTACTAGTAAAAACTAAAGGTACTGTTGCTGGGTTAAATAATTTAATGACTATTTTTGGTGTTCCTAACAGAACATATTATACTATTTTTAGTGGTTCTAATAGTGAAACTTTTTACACACCAACAGGTAGCTTAGTTTCAGCTAGCCTATTAAATGTTAAAGAATTTGGTGGTTCACTTAAATCAAATCTAGTTAATGGATACAATAATGATAAAGTAAGAATTGTAGATAACACTATAACAGGAAGTGTATTATCTTCTATGTTAAGTTTACAAACATTCCCAACAGCATCGTCTGCTTTTAGAGATGATGATCTACATTATGTAGATATATCCTTTAGCCCACAAACACAAATAGATACTTATGTTTCAGGAGCTATTGCATCTAATGCTCCTACCTGGAGTATAGATGACTATATTGGCAACCCAGGCCAATTATACAGTGGATCATACCCTGATTTAGATACTCAGCGTACATTATATTTTGAAACGGGTGTTTCTGGATTTCCTGGATTTACATCATCGTTATTAGATTACAATGGGTTTATCAGATTAATTGAATTTTTTGATAATTCATTATTTAAAATGTTGAATGATTTTGTTCCTGAAAGAACAAGTCTATCAACAGGTGTTACCATTAATTCTCCTGTACTTGAAAGAAATAAAGCAGCATACGCTAGACCTACTGTAGCTACTCAAAGTGTATATGAAGCTAATTACGATATAGCAGAAATATCATCACAATATGGTACGTTTTATAATGCATTATCGGCATCAAACAACACTAAAGCCTGGTATGATGGTAACATTAGTGGTAGTGTAGTTGATATTAATCAATATTTTGAGGATAATTTTAACCCATATCTACAACCAACATCTAGTCTTACCCCTACAGACATTAATTTCTTTAATCATTCTGATTGGAATGTATTATTAAATAATGTATCTAAAAGTGTTGATTCACAATATAGAAAAAGAATAGAATATTTCTATGGTACAACCAGTAGCATTACTCATTCTGCTGAATTACAAGACTCATATCTATCTTTAAGATCATATAACACCTCACGTTATGAAGGTTCCAAAGTAACTAGCTTACTTATTAATACTTACACCAGTGCCTCATACACTGGATCAGATGGATTTAACATTCAGAGAGGAGATAGTTCATATGGTAAAGCAGCAGTAATAGATAGAAATTCACTTAAGGTGGGATGGGTGAAGAATTTCCAAAGCGCCAGTCTGAACTTCAACGACAAGACTTCTATTACATTGAAATACCTTGTAGATGAAAATCAGAATCTTGTAGAATTAAACCAACGCAATAATAATTTATTTGAAGTACAGAACATATTCAAATCAGGACAAAATGTTGTTGTTTCTATTTCTGACATTCTAAAACCTAGCTTCCAAAAAACGCTAGACGGTTCCAAGAAGATATTTAGAGGAGGCTTTTCTTACGACCCGATACTTTTTAGGGAAGGAAGTGAAAATCTAACATTTTTATTTCCTGGTGGAAGTA